TATTTTATTTAATATTTTCTCTGCTTGCGTATCGTTGTTTGCGTTTTGATAGACATAGTCTACTAATCTACTTTGAGAATATCCGTTGAGATATCTGTTTTGTGCTTCTTGAAATAATTGTTGTAAAGACATTTTGATAATTTTTTTAATTAATAATGGAACAAATATATAAAAATTTATATACAACAACAATTTTTAACAATTTTTTTTAAAAAAAACGAATATTTTTTTATTTTAAACTAGTAGAATAGTCAAAAAAAAATTAAGAAAATAAGGAAAATGTATAGATTTTGTTATAAATCCATCAATAAATTGATAGGTATTTCACCATTTTTTAACACAACCATACAGCTGATTGCTGGTTTTTTGCCATATTTTGCGTAGGCCATCGCATAAGATTCGTGATTAATACCACAACCCACTTGAGAACCGAAAACCCTATAATTCATTCCGACATAGTGTTCTGTATAACATTGTGTATGTAAGTGTCCTTGTACTGTATTCATCATATCGGCTCTACATTTAGTTCTTGCAGTACCACCTTCACCATGAACATACTGTACACCATCTTGTACATACCTTTCGACAAATTCCCAATTAGGTGTACCTAACACTTCATTATATGATTTTAACCATGCTGACGGTATGCCACCTGTCATCATCTTCCTAGATGCCATTCTATCATGGTTTCCGATAATTATTTTTGTACCAACTTCGTCAAATTCGTTGTACCATCTTTGTACTCTTTTTATAGCATAATTTAATTCATCACCTGCTGAAGGTAAATCTGGATTTTGTTCATGATACGAATATCCTGCTGAATCCAGCAAATCACCAATAAAAATTGTTTGCGTACAATTCCATATATTATATTGTTCAACAACCCATGGCAAATACTCATCTAAATCCCATGGACAATGAAGGTCACCAACGACAAGAACATTTCTTGTGTCGGTTTCCCTCATTTTTTTTAGTGCCACTATCTCATGCGGCTTTAATCTATATCTGTTATTTTTTTGCACTATCACTTAATCCTTGACCTATTACAAGGGCGATTAAAGAATGCATTATTGCTGTAGTATCTTCTGGGTTTAATCCAAATGATTCATGCAATAACTGTACTAAAATAGCTGCTATAGTGTACCATGCTTTTTTAGATTTTAAAATTTTACCGATTAAAAAGTTTTTTAGTAAATTGTTCATTTTATTTAATTTAGTTAATATTCAAATTTAGTTTTTAATATAGCCAAAAAACATCTTGGTCTTTTGACTTATCAACGTCACAATGTATAAAAGTATCTGCTATACCTAGTCTTGTTATACCTACTTCTAATAAAGATTTTATAATTAATGCTCTATCTCTGCTACCAATACACATTATATCTGCTGCTAAAAATTTTTTATGGCTTGATCCCCAACGACCACCAACAAGGGTATTTCTCGCTTCACATCTATAGGCACTATTTATTGTAAATGGGATTCCTGCATTATGTCTAGCATAATCTAGCTTTTCAAGAAACGACTTATCCATCTTGTTTCCTGATCCAGGATTATCTGGGCTATCAAATTCTGATAGCTTGAAATACTTTAAGTCCAAATTAGAGGTAGTAAACTTTGTAAACCTTAACCCCTTTAACTTCATGTACAAACTCTTGACGAGTTTTAACTTCTTCAGTATTTTTAATATAGCGAGGATTGTTACTATTGAGCTTTCTTTTTTTCATATTTCACAAATTTATAAATTGAAAATCCTATTGCTAGAATTAAGGATATAAACGTCAATATCTCATTTGCCTCAACTAACGATATACCTATTGCAGTACCATTAGCGAGTGCTACCTGTGCGGTGTCTTGTATTTCTTTCATTCTTATTATTGTTATCCTTACCTTTTAGATAAGATTTTAATTTAATTTTATTTACTTCTTTTACTTTATAATATTTCTTCATTATGTTAAATCAGATGTTAAGAAATTTCTAAGTGTTAATTTAGTTCCTTGCTGATTAGGTCTTTCAAGATTCATGCCATTATAGTAAGCGTTAGAATCTGGTGAAATATCTGCACCACTATTAGTAGAATATTTTGGATATAAAGATGTATTATTTTTTATATATTCAATAAGACGTTCCGTGTAGTATTCTGCTGTGTTTCTAATTTCTTCTCTAAGGTGTTGCGATTCTTCTGTACTCAACGCATTTCCTGTTTCTGATGTCTTACTATAGATATTACCATTTTCGACCTTAAAACGTAAAAACGGTATAACATGATAAAATGCCCAATTGACCAGCATTGGTGATATATACTCATTTAATAACGTTTTATTGTTTGTGCTTACATTAGCAGCTACAATCTCATCATTAATTTCATTATATAATTCAGTACCAAGTTTTGGTTCTAAATATAATTTTTGTGATTGAATAATGTATGGTAGTATCAAATCTGTTGATACGTTCATGTTAATAGCGGTACTTTGCTTTAACATATTTTCTGATACAAATAATGCTGTTGCCATAGTTTATCTTGGTTTTAAAAATCCTTTATTCTTCATTCTTTTAGGTGGTTTTGCTACTAATACACTATTTTTTTCAGCAGTAAACCCTTCGCTTCTAGCTTTAGTATATCCTATTAGATCTGCATCTTCTATTTTAGTTGTATTAGATTTTCCTAAAGTAGTTTTATATATTTGTCTTAGCCAAAAATGCTGACAATTTCCACCTCCCTTATATTTAAAAATATCATATTTTAAAGCACCTTTAGGTCCCCATCCTATATTTCTTTTTTGTCTTTTACTGTAATAGTAATCATTTACAACCATATCCGTCATTCTTTGTATATCTTCTTTTCTATACATTTTACCACTTTTTGAAGCACCCATCATTTGTCTACAAAACTTTCTTCTTTGTCCTGTCTTATTTACTAAAAAATTATCTTCTGTATATACATATCTTACTCTAAAATAATCATAAGTCTTTTTAGATATACCATCTTGTTCTGATTTTCTACCTGGTAATGCTTTGCCTGTTTTAGCTAGTTCTACTTTTTCATTTGCTACATCATTTAATATATGTTCAAAATCAAATTCAATATGTTCATCTTCTACTTTTTCTTCATGTATTAATTCACAATCTTCTGGTATATCTTCACCATATTCTTCTATAAATTTAGATAGTTCTGTATTCTCAAAACCCATAGCTTCATCATGACTTTCACACGCCATATAAACCGTCTTACCTTCGTATTCGTGTTCGTGATAACCTTCACACCCCATCTTTTCAGCTTGTGCTAATGCTTCTTCTTTAGTATCAAATACAGGTTTACCATCAATATTACCTACTTTAGCAAAATCCTCTCTTACTTCTACAGATTCATTTAATGGTGGTAATCCTAATTCTTCTCTAATTTCATCTTGCTCCATTACTGCTTTTAAATCTTCTGATGTAAATTCTAAAGTAATTGGTTTAATCTGTACGAAACTAATAGGCATATCCATATTATTAACTCTAAACAATCTTCTAAGTACCTTAATGATATGATTCTGATAAGGCATACAAACTGTATTTAAGTAGTAGTTTCCTGCTGCATTAAGTTCATCTACATTAGAACCTAGTCCTGTATCGTTTTTAATACCCATAAGCATAGGACTTGTAACTCGGTGAGCTGTAAGTATGTTTTGTACTAAAAGTTCCTGTAATGCAAGATATTGCTTATCTGCATTATCCATAGTAATAGGTGTTATTTCTGGTACTCTAGTTCTATCCTCGCTAAATGTAAGTACAAAACGACCTGCTGATTCACTACCTGTAAATTTCTCTTTTAAACTTTGCTCTATTTGGAATCGTTCCTCTTGTGTAGGTACACCATTCGCAAAAGATATAAAATAAGAACCACTAAACCCATTTGTTATATTATTAAGATGATATTCAGATACTTTTTGGTCAATTAAACTCCAATTATTACCAGCTAAATAATCAGGTGTATAATAAGAGTTCATATTAGGCGAATATAATCCACTATATAAAATTTGATTAGCTGATGTTCTATCATTAGGATTAAATGCTGGTACTCTATAAGGTTTGTTAGTTCTTGTATTTGCCCAATCTGCACTTATATAATAACCTTTAACTTTACCCATTTCATCTGGTCGTTCACATCTAATCTTTTCTACAGGCACGTGATATATTTCTGCTATTTGTGTTCTATCTCTTGACCATACTATATTTAAAGCAAATGCACCTTGTAGTTTAAAATCAAAAGAAACCTTTTTAATTAACTCATGTAAAGTTTCATTAGAATTAGGTTCTGCCATAAATTGCTTTAACTTAACAATAGCATCTAAATTACGTTCATCTTCATCATCTATTACAATATCTTCACCTGCTATCATTTCAGCAGTTGCGTTAATAATAGCTGCATTTGTGCTAGAATTGTAATAAAGATCTATAAGAAACTGTGGGTATAAGTTTTTCCAATTATCAGTACCATATTCTATATAGTCCTTACCACGTACTTCTTGTACTTGTGGAGCAGTTTCTGTACCTAAATTAATATTAATGATTTCTTTCATGTTAATCTGTTGGTTGTGTCCATTCTGGACTGTTTAGTATTTCCATTATACCATCATAATCATATAATGTTTTACCTTCTAAAAAACTAGGTGTTTCGCCTTCAAATTTAATTAAAAATTCTGTCTTTGCGTTATTATAGCGTAAAGTATCTTCAGATGATTCTAAAACCTCGCTAAAATTTACGCTACTTAACTCGTCTGTATTTAATATTGTATAATTCATTTTAATCTGCTTTAAAAGGTACATCTGTACTCCAAGTAGGTGTATTTTCTAACGTACCATTACTACCACCACCACTAGCATCAAATGCAGTAACACCACTACCTGCATCTAATTTGTAATAAGCTGCTAAATATTGCTTTGCTGTAAGGTCTATAGGTTCTCTATTTGCTACATATACATCACTTATTGCCATTTCTCTAGTAAAAATGCCTAAGTGTGCTACCTTACCATGCAAATAATTACCACCTAAAGTGTTTTGACCTATCATAACATTTGCAAATGTACCTGTAAATGTACCTGTAAAAGTATTAGTGTCTTGTAAAGTTCCATCTACAAATATTTGTATTCTTGTTGTACTCCAAGTTGCTAAGATATGATGAAAATTACCATCACCTTCAATGTCAACCACATGTTGTGCTAACTTTGTTGAACCGCCTAATCTGTATGCAATTCGTAATTCTTGACTTCCATTGTGATAAAATACATTAACATAATTATTAGTATCTACTCTAGCTTGAAATATAGTGCTACTTGTACTTGTACTGTCTATTGTAAACCATGCACTAACTGAACCACTTTGACCATCAAATGTACCTTTAGATTCACCAATATCTATATATTCATCCGTACCATTCATATCTACTGAATAGATATTATATCCTGTTGGAGTTGTATTTAAACTATTTCCTAATTTAAGTGCTAACATATCTTATGTAGTTGCTCCTTCATGGTAACCTATACCAATTCCTGATGTTAAAGTTATTGCTGTTATATTCATAAACAATGTAGTTCCTGCTGGTAAAGTCGTTTGTAAAGCAGCTTCTCCTGTTGCATCTGCTACTGTAATTGCTGATACTACTGATGTTACAGGAAAATAAACACAATACCAATCTTTACCTGTTTGTGCTGCTGTAGTAAATATTTCAGTGCTTCCGTTTTTCCCTAATTGTTCTGTTAATAATTGTTGTACGTTTTCTATCATTTTTATTTATTTATTAATTTATTAATCATACGCTTGATTATACACGTGCTGCTCTTCCACATCCTCTACATACTGTGTATATTTTATTTCTTTAAATGTTTCTGAGTCTTGCGTTACATACATTTTTCCTTGTTCTACCATTCCTTGTAATACATAAAAATCAGCATTAGTTGTAGCTGTACTTGTACCATAAACTGCGGTAACAAAAGAATTACCCTTTTCTATTTCAGCTCCTACGGTGCTATTTAAGACATTATTAGTTGCTATTGGTAGTGCTATACCATAATAGCTAGATGTTTCCTTTACAGGTCTTAAAACGATTGTCTGACCTCCTCCTACTACAGATCCTCCTCCTGTTGCTCCTCCTGCTGCGTCATATGCTTTTAACGTTACTAAATTTGCTGATGTTGTTGGATTTGCTACCTGAGCAAAACTGTGTGATGTTGTTTGTGGTTTAGTTGTAATATTAGTTATCTGTGTTTCTGAACCTGTACCTTGAGTAAATGAATAAGAATGTCCAGCAGGCATATTAGATTTTATATCAAATGTTATACCTGTAGATGTTTGTACTACATTCTTAATTTCCATATATCTTGTACCATCTGTTTGTGCAGTTTCTGTATTTATTACAAAAGAAGAGTCTACAATAAGATCATTACAACTATTATATATCTTCATAGGATATATTTGTGCACTTAAATTTGTAAAAGATTTTTCGTAAACATCATTCTTTCCTGTTAAGTCTAATGTATATATAACAGTACCTGCAAAATCAGTTACATCTAATCTTCCTATTTTACCACTTGAATTAACAGGCATATTATTACAGGCAGGTGTTATTGCTCCAGAATGTGTTGTTGTGCATTCAAATACTTTATAATAGTAATATCCTGGCGATACTGCATAAAATTTACCTGTAAATATATTTGCAGCAACATAATTTTCAGACGCTGTTAATGTTACCTTAGTATATCTATCATAAATATCATAATTTGTTGGATATGTAAATTGCGATTTTGTATAAGTAACAGGGGATGTTGTTGGGATAACTGTATAAGTTTCTCCCATATCATTAGTAATTTCAAATAGCAATTGTACCTGACTACTAGGTACGCTTGTATCTATCCTGTTATCTTCTGTAGATATATAAACCTCATTTTCTGATTCTGGATTTGTGATAGATGTATGTATCATACTATATAATAGAAAAAGAGTTAATTTATTTGTATTAGAAAAGAAAAAAGGGCTATTTAAAGCCCTTTAATCAAGAAAATATATAAAAAACACTTAAAGTGTCAAGAAGTTATGATATCGTTATAGATACATTTGTAAATGCAGTATTGTCAAATGGATTAGTTGTATAATCTGCAACAGTTGACATTGGCTCTTCTTCCATACCATCAAATGTCCATGAATAACCATTATGGTCTGCATATGCTGCTCCACTTAAATTAGTACCACTATTTAATCTCATTCCATTTTCAGCACCCATACAAAGTATTACGTTTTTACCTGCTGAATTTAATTGATTAAGTTCTGCAAATATTACTACTTTTGACATAGCTAATAATCTCAATTGATTCTGATCTTCTTTAGTAAGTTGATTTAATTTCATTGAAATTTGAGGTGTGTAAAAAATAGTTCCTGCTTCTGTAGAACCTACAATAGTTTCTGTTAAGCTAGATTCACCACGTGGTAAAGCATAACGATATAATCCTGTTGATGTAGCCATTTCTATGTCGGTAATTTCACCTGCTGACCTTACTATACCTGTACCTAATACTTCACCTGTTGATGCTGATGCATTGAAATCATCATAAACTCCAAAATAAATATATTTGACTCCACCTGCGATTCTGTCGCAAGTCAATCCACGTCCTTTAGTTAATGCTGTACATGCCATATTTAATTTGTTTTAAAAGTTAAAAAGAGAGGGTATATTTCAACCCTCTACTTTATATTATTATGATTGTCTTACTATATCTGCTCCAACTCCTGTTTGAACCCCTGCTGAATATCTTGCTACTAATCTCATATTGTCTGAACCATCAAGGTTAGCCATATCCATAAGAGTAATTCTAGTTGCATCTGAAAGTAAATCCGTCCCAAAATAACAGTTCGACTTTTCTGCTGCTACTAGTTGATTGTCTGCCATACCAGGACATACTGCTATTTTATATCCTTCAAATACAGGTTCATAATCTCCATTCATATTGTAAGCATTAACATATCCTAATGTAGATACTGCTGAAATGTACATAGCGTATGTCTTGTTATTCATGTATATATGTAAATCCTCTTTTCCTAATATAGCTGGTACATTAGCCGCCATATCAGTTGTCAAAGTTTGAAGATTTGCAATAATGTTAGCTGCTGTATAAGCACCTGAAGCTGATGATTGTATTACAGTTGCGTCAACACCTGGTAATAAGTAACCAACTGCTGCACCTAAGAATCCTGTAAATTCTCCTGTTGTTCCATTTACTCCACTCCAGATACTTTCTTCTGTTGCTTGTGCTATAATATCACCCATGTAAGAAATTACATAATCTTCAAAAGATGCTGGAGGTGGTGCTCCTGCCCCTGCTCTCATTTGTAATGCTTCCCACGAACTTAAAAGGTTTTTCTTACACAAATCAATGTTAATTTGTAAGTTCTTAGGTTCTAATACTTTCTCAGTAAGGTCTAAAGTACCTGCATCTGAAAAATCACAAGTTGCATCCTTAACTACTGAAGAACCTGCCATTCTTTGAATGTTTGACTTATACTTGATATTTTCTATCATAGATAAGTAATCTAATGATTTTGCTTCTTTAAGTGCAGCACTGATGTAAAAACCAGCTGCCTTACCTGCAAAGTTACTTGTTACGTTAAATGCCATAATTTTTTAATTTTTTTTTAGTTTATTATTTATTTAAGTTATATAAAAATCTTTCTTGTTTAGAAAGTTTGTTATATTGTTTTCTGTTTAGTGTTGGTCTATCTGCACTAAATTTATTTGTATTAACAGGTGCGTCTGCTGGACTTTCTGCTAATTCAGTTTTTAGTTTTTCGTTTTCTTCTTTCAGTTTTTTAATTTCATCTTCTGCTGAAAATTCAACTACTTCAGTTGTTTTAATTGTTTTAGGAGTTTTAGATGGCTCTTCTGTAGTTTCTTCTACTGTTTCTTCTGCCATTTCTTCAACATCTCCTGTTTCTCCTATTTCTCTTTTAAGATCTGCTACTGCATCTTCTAGGTTTTTGATTCTTTTTTCCATACCTTCCCAATCAGCTACATCTGCTTCTTCATCATATTCTTTTTTATCATCTTCTTCTGCCATTTCCTCTTTTGGAGTATCTTCTTCTTCTGTTTCTGACTCTATAACTTCACCAACAATACCTTCTTCTTCAACTCTAAAAGATACGCCTGTGTCAAGTTTATACGTTCCTGGTGGTAATTTTATAGTCGTTCCATCCTCGGTCAAAACGCTGATGTCCACCCCGCTTTCTAATTCTTCAGCAGTAGATACTATTATAGTACCATCTTCTGTTTTAGCTTGAAAGCCTAATACTACTTCTTCTGTATCAAGTCCTAAAGCTATTTTGATTTGTTTTTTTATGTCCATAATATTTATCTTAAATTTAAGTTTATACTATATAATAGAATAGTTATTTATTTATTTGATTTTTAAATTTTTATATCAGAATATTTTTGTATATCATTTACTGATGCTCTTAAATCACTATTTATTTTAGAACTTTTACTAAAATTAGGTATATCTCTTGGTGCTATACCAAGTTCTTTAGCTTGTTTTTGTGTTTTGTCTAATAGTGTATTTAATTCTTTAAAAGTAGATTTACCTTTTTTAATATTATCTCTTCTTCTATCATTAATCTTATTAAAATCATCAGATATATCTTTTAATTCTTGCAATAATTTTGATAAATCATTACTATCTTTATTAACAGTTTTAGTAATTTTTTCAGCTTCTGTATTTAATTTTTTTAAATCATCTGCTAACCCTAACTCTACCTTTTGTGGTTTATTAGATTCTTGTATTATCTCATTTAAAGCACTAATTATATCTTGATCTGTTACTTTCTTTTTCATGTTATGTTATTTTATATATCAATTACACTATTAAATTCTTTTTGAAAACTTTTTATATCATTAAATAATTTTTGTAAATTTAAATCACCTGTCGGTACTCCTAATTCTTTAGCAGCTTTTTCTACATCACTAGCTAATTTATTAAAATTTTGTATTTCTGTATCACCTATAATTGCTGATCTTTTAGCTTTTGCTAAATCATCATCCATATTATCTTTAGCTTTTTTTATAACATTATATAGTTTTGTAACATCTTGAATTTTACCTAATTTTACTTTTTTAGGATTAATTATTTCTCTTAATGCTTGTCTTATTTCTTCATTTGTAGGTTTATTATCTGACATCTTTTGCATTTTATCTACAAAGTACCCTTCTATACTAAGTCCTTTCAATTCTCCATCTTTTATCTTTTGCCATAAATCATCATTATCTATACGCATCTTAACAAACCACGTTCCATTAGGTAAATCAAAACCATACATTTTAGATTTGTCTTGGTCACCTTCTTTTATCCAGCTTTCTGTAGTCAATACACCAGACACTCTATCTTTATGTTCATACGTTGCTTTATGGTGATTGTTATGTTTTAAATATAATTCTGCTGCTTGTCTTACAGTATCTTTACTAAAGTATACATAATACTCACTATCAGTATTAGGATCATATCTAAATATTTGCTTGTTAGGTATTAGTGCTGGACTAACTAACATACGTTTATCTTCATCTACTTTTGCAAATGTAAGATTGTGTTTATCTTTTCCAAAAAATACAAAGTCCTGTTCTATTGCAGGTGCTGATACTAAACTAATAGCATCTATTGCTAACATTTCGTTGTTTTCTTCTATAACTAATTCAACTATTTTTGTAGGTTTCTTTTTCATATTATTTATTTTATAATAATTTCATAGCTTTATCAGATGCTGATTGAAAATCTTCCATAGATTTTCTTGATGTTTCAAATGCTTTTTCTAAACCTTTAATTCTACTTGGTATATCAATTCCTAATTCTTTAGCAGCATCTTTAAATTCATTTAATTTTTTTATACCATTTGCACTATCTTGTTTAATTTTAACAACTTCTAGTTTAAATTTTCTAATACTTTCTATTGCATTGTTTTTAGCTTTATCTGCTTTAGAAGCATTATCAATTACTTCCCCATATATTTTTTCTATATCATCTACTAATGCTAATTCAATTTTTTGTAATTTAGGTTCTGCACTTAAATTAAATTCTTTTAATTCTTTTTCATATTCTGCATAGGTCTTTTTACCTAATGGTGTTGGTGTATTTTTCATTTTACTATATTTTTTAGGATTAGCTTTTTCGCATTCGTCTTTAGTGGCATACTTACATTCTCCTGTGTTACCCCACTTATATTTTCCGTCTTTACATTTTTTACAAGGCATATTATATAATAGATTAAATTAATATTTATTTGATTTTTAAATTGTACTTCTTCTTCTAATTGTTGCTAATTTGTCTTGAGTGTTGGTCATATCGTCTGCTACTACAAATGCTTGTACAGGTTCTGGTTTACTTACACCGCTAAGATCAAAAGCACCACTAGTCATTTCTGGAGCTGGTGTTGCTGCACTCATACCTCCACCTCCACCTGCACCACCAACATCTGTAGACATTATTTTTCTTACATTAGCTAATCCAGATGCTATAATTGCTGCACCTGTAACAAATCCTAATGTACCTCCTTGTGCAAAAGCTTTATTTGCACCTACATATGTATCTATTATTGCTTGTGCAACTGCTAACTCTTTATTTTCTCCTGCTAAAGCACTTAATGCACCTGCTAACTGACCATATGCTGATAATTGAGCATTAGCATTATCTATTGCAAGTTGTGTTGCTTCTTTGTTAAATTCTGCTTGTTCTCTTTCTAATGATACTTGATTAACTAATTGTTCTGATTTAAATCCTGTTATTTGTGCTAATACTGCTTCTTTTTCTGTTTCTGCTTGTATTAATGCTATCTTATTTTCATCACTTCCATTTTTATCTTTTTGTGCTTGAGCCGCTTTTACTATTGCTTCTGCATTTGCTAACATAGCTTTTTCTTGGTCTTGTAATATCACCGCTAACTTTTCATTAGCTTCTATCCTTTGTTCAAATGTTTTACTTTCATCATCACGTATTTGTCTTTGTAATTCTGCTTCCCTGTCTTTTTGCTCTATTATTTTTTGATTTTTTACTGCTGCTAATTCCGCTGCTTTATTAAGTTCTACTATTGATTTTGCAGCGTCTAATGTAGACTTTGTATATTCTTTAATTTTATTAGTAACATTTGTTATCGTTTGCTCCATCTTTACAGTTTCTACTACGTTACCTGTAATGGTGTCTTTAAAGTTTGCTAATGCTTCTGTAGATGATGTTAATGCACCTTCAAAATCCCCTTTAAATAGTTGTACTAACCCTTTACCTAATAAACCAACCCCTTCAATAAGATTTTTTATTCTAGTTATAATCTCTACACTAAGCATCTTACCAAATTGTAATACCTGTTGTACTGCGGTATTTCCAAATAGCTTATCCATAACACTTGTTGCAGTATTAACATTGTTTTCTAAGAATTTAAAAAAGTCATTAAATGTAATGCTTAAAAATTCCATAGCACCATTAAATGTGTCTAACACTTTTTGATTTTGTCTAAACACATCTAAGAGTTTAGCAAACAATCCAACTACTAGACCTATTCCTGCTGCTTTTAAGGCATTTCCAATACCTTTGATAGCTTTACCCATGCCTTGGAATCCTTTTGTACCATCATCCGTTGCTTTTGATAGTTTCTCGGTATTATCTGCTGCCTTTTCTATACCATCTGCTACTTCTCCTATATTTGATTTTACTTCTGCTTCTATTACTTCTTTAGCCATAATTAAAATGTTGTTTCTGAAATAACCTCATGTAATGTTACTGAGGCACTCCATAAGTTATGTACATTATTTCTATCTTGTACGTTTACTGATATTGATTTTACGCTACTTGTAGATGTATCTGCCATTATACAAGTACCATTCTGTCCTATTTTTGCTATATTCCTACTAAACCCTACTACAAATGCCATATTATAACTATCATCTATTTGTACTGCACCCCTTATATTTCTATATGAGTAATTACCAGCAGTTCCTGATGTACCACCAAGTTCTAATCTGGTTATGTAAATATCATATCCTATAATAGAATTATTCTTGACATTTATAAAACTAGAGCCATCTCCTTGTACTGTTAGATTTGTTGCTGTATTATCTATTGTAACGCCTGACAATTCTATTGTTGATGATTGCCTTCTACTATTAAAGGTTGCTGCACTTGTACTATCTGATAGTGTTCTTTGTCCTCCTCCTGCTGTTACAACTTCTCCTTTTCTTGTTACTATTGCTCTTGAACCACCTAATATAGATGAGTTATCATTACCTATTTCTATCTTATGCTGGTTACCTAGCATTAAGGTATTGCTATTAGAACCTTTATTTGTGTTATGTGTACCTACTATTAGGTTGTTTTGTGTCGCTGATTCTCTACTATTTCTTTGCCCTAACTCATAATTGTTAGTATTATTAAAATCATCTACCATTTTAGGACTAGGAACAAAGGCACTACAAGTACCTGTTGCTATATTGTATGTATATCCATACGCTTCACAAGTTTGTTGGTCTGCAATTAATCCATTTGTAGTACCATCTGTAAATGTAACAGTTCCTAATGAACTAACTGAGTTAGGTTTTAATATAAATCCTGTTTTAGTTATTATTTTTGACATTATGGTATTAGTATAAATTCAACAGTTGATAAAGCATTAGGTTTATAATCTATCTTATTAACTCTATATGCTCTATTTTTAATCATTACCTTATCTCTAAAATCAAAAGTATTTATATCAGCAGCATTTAAATTTACTTTTACAGTCATAATTCTAGTATTCTTATTATATAACTCATTAAAATAAGGAGCATGATATACGTTATATAAATTAAGAATAGGTTGTGTTAATCCTGCAACACCATCAAATAATGGACATGAGCCAAAGTTGTAATCGTCAGCTGTATCGTCAGCAGGTACATAGCTAAAATGAGAAAACTGTAAGTATTCTGTCTTTATACCACCCACAACACCATTCTGTCCTGGCACATCATAGTTTTGTGATACCTTACCATTATTGTATAGTATTCTAGGTAAATTATTAATAGAACCAAATCCCCCATTATCATTACCTCCATATATTACAGGTATTATAAATAGTGGGAAATTATCTTGTATAGCTTTTATTATAGTTGCTGAAAAAGGTTCCGCAATTATTTCTTCTTCTCCTACTAAATTTGTTACTTGATTGGAAGATGGAAAAGCAGTAGAGCCATTATATTCCATACTACCATATTCATAACCTTGTGCAGCTAATCTGTATTTTTTCAAAGCATAATCCTCCTCATCAAAAGCATATTTAAATACTACTTTTCTTTTTAAATCCATTGGTTTTAAATCTATCTTGGATATATCTATTTTATCTGTCCAATCATGCTTGATGCTTCTTTCTTTTAATGTAGTTCCTGCTGTATCACTAATAAATATATCTGCATAAGGTTCAAAGATTATATTATTAGGATTATTAGGGTCTGGCATACTTATAAGGTTAAACATTGTCATTAATCCCTTTATAAAATCCCATTGTTTTATCTGACCACGTTCTGTATTGAACATAGCTGATGTTACAAAGTTTGCACTATTATATACCCTACCTGTTATTGTACTTTGGTTATATCCCGTGTCATATCCAGCAACATTTTTTTGTTTTATTGCTGATGCCGTATCTGCTTCCCACTCAATATATAACTCATCTCCTGTACCCCCACTTTCTCCTAAAGGTATAGAAACTGCCGCTAAATAATCTCCCTGTGCATCAAATCCTGTACCACCTGCTAACGTTAAGTCTGAATTGGTTGCAGGTGTCTGTTCAGCAAAATAATCTTTAGTACCAACTGCACCAAATACACCGCTAAGGTTATTACGTACAAATCTTATATAATTTACATTAACAACCCCTGCTGTTACATTTATAAATCTTAATCCAACGTTTAAATCGTATATAGTATTATTTGCTTGACATACAAATTTATTATTTGCTAAATCCCAACCTGTATCAGCATCAAAATCATCTGGACTAGCATCATTTTCAAAATGCCAAGTTGTAGCTGATGTAGCTGCGTATTTATTTGGATCACCTATCTTATAATAAGCACCTCCTGTATGGCTAAAATCTGTTGGTCCCCCGTCAGAACCCCAATTAAAATCCATATATAACTTAGCAAAATCGGAACTATCAAAGAAATCAGATTGAAAAGTATATCCTGAATCTCTTGCTATATTATCTAATAAATACTTAACACTTATCCATGGTCTAAAAGCATCTTCTAACCTACTCAATTCTGGTTCAGCTTGTGATACATCTATATTACCTACCCAATCGCAAAAAGGATATTTTATTACATTAGTTTTGTTAGTTGCTAATCCAGGCACTAATGCAAAACTATCAGCAGCTAAGTTATTAGTCAATACTATTTCTCCCTCCCAAGATAAGGTGATATTAGTATAATCGTACCCATGATTTAATTCTTCTAAATTTAATGCTGCAAATGTTCTACCTTCTAACGTTTCTTTTAATGCAATAGTTTCAGCAAATAAGTTTACATTATAACTTATTTCTCCATTATCATCTTTTATTTCTATTAACCTTAATGCACCTTCAAATATTAATAATCCATTTTGTTTTAATATTGCCTTAGTTCTTACATATGGGTTAAAGTCATATACATTTTCTATAGTTTTGGTAACATCAAAAATATGGGTAAATATCTTGTTATTTCTTTTAGTTGCTGGTAAATCAAAATCTTTACTATAAGATTGAGTTTTTTCTGCTGCATTTTTAAAATTATCTACACTTAATGTAAGTGGTATATCTTCTTCTTGGTATAAATCACATATTACTTGTCCATCTTCTATATTATTATAAGTTAAAGGTATATTAATAGGGTTTTCTGTTACGCTTATTTTAGATATAGTTATTGTCTGATTTGTAGTGTTGTTATAAGCAACTGATAAATAAGTTGCAGGTAATCCAGCTGGTGCGGTAAAATTTAAAGTTGTAGTTGTATTTCCACTTGCTGCTATTATAGTAGGAGAATTACCAGAATTTCCTATTGCTGTACTATCAAAATTAACAACTCCGAATCCTTGAAACCCTATTTGAAATTTAGAACCTGCTGGTAAACTAGAATGTGTTATTGTTAATGTATATTGCACTCCTACAGTTAATCCATCTAATCTTTGATATACTCCTGCTAAAGACCCTTCTGCTCCTGCACCTGCACTAGAGTATAATGTTAATTTATTTGTAGATGTATTTATAGTTGGTATAGTTGTAGCACTCCAATCAGCATTGGTAGCATCTGTATAAAATAACTGCCAATTACCTACTGTAGCAGGATAATTAGATAAAGCTAAAAATGCCCATGCAGTTCCATATGATGACATTCCAAAAGTATTTAGAGCTGCTGATGTAAAAGTTATATTAGATGCGTATTGATTTAAGTTTTGCGTACTTGTAAAAGCATAACTATTATAACTTTGTGGGAATAAGATTAACTGTGTACTCATATTATACTGCTTGTGTTCTTAAATCTGTATTACGTTCTAAATCTATTGTATATTGTATTAGTTTATCGTTTGCTACTGTTTTTCTTGTAAAGCTAGATGTTGTTACTATTACAGGTTCTATGTATTTGTTAATAATACCCCCTGTATCATCATCTGAATATTGATTAACTATATAAACTTCTGGACTATTTAATAACTCCTCCATCCATATACTTTGTACATCATTTAAGTAATCAGTATTTACTTTAATTAATTCCTTAGCATTTACTCTAAAGTTTTTCATACCTCCCTTATATCCATGTGGTCTATAAGATTGTTTATTCCAACTACCACCTAATTGTGTATATTGAGATTTTTGTGTAGTTAATGACTTTACTGATTTTTGATTAAACGTATAATAATCCCACCCTCCAAATTTATTTAGCCATGTCAATCTTATGCCTTCATAACCAAATGAATTATCACATATTATATGGATTGTATATAGTTTAGTAATAGATGTTGTATTTGCACCCTTACCTCTGATTGTGTAATAACTAAGGTCTGCTGTTTGTGCTTGAAAATCAGATGACCAATTATTTAAGTTAGCAGGAAATACACCTGCAAATAAATATTTAGTTGGTGTATAACCGTTGTTATTATGATAACCCCCATTACCTGTATTATTAACTATGTCAAATGTTGATCCTAATTGTACTCCTGCACTATTATACATTTTAACTTCTATTACATCTAATCTGCACGTTCCAGATTGAGGTGCTCCTGTTGTAAAGCTTTTATCTACTGCATTAAATGTAGGTATAGTACCATAATCTGTTAATCTAGCATACAAAGTATCTGGGCAATTAGTCAAGAATCTTGATGTGGTAGAATTTTGAATATAGTTAATAGAAGAACCCCCAAAATCAAATCCTGCATTTTCTAAATTCCATCCAAAGTTATTAGAGAATGTACCAAAGTCTAAAGTATCTGTATGGCTTAAATATCCATTATAAAATAAATAGTTTGGTGTAAATTCAAAATCTGAATCAATACTAACTGTATTAGGATTATTAGAATCTGCTCCTAAGTATTCTACTTGAAATTTTACAGATACATATTTCATAGTATGATTAGAGAAACAAAATTGGTCTACTAAATGTAATGGGAATTGATTATTATTAGCAAAATTATTAGTTTTATATTTAGGGGGTGCTGCACCTGGTATAACCGCTAACTCATTACCATCTGGTAAATTATCAGAATTAACAAAACTTTCTAAAATAGGTCTAAGATCAAACATGCCAACCCCTACATTATTAGGTGTTGTTTTTAAAGTTGCTACTAATGTATCTGCACCACCTAATGCTGATGCATCAAAACTTACATAAACTGATGCAATAAATTTAACTCTTGTTTCTTGAGTTACTATAGTATTTTCCGATACTGCAAATATTACATCTTGTGCAGCTGGAAATGGATTATACTTTGGTTGTTGTTCTAATATTATATTTGCCATTAGTTAATTGTTGTTGTTGAAAAACTATTTCTTATATCTTGTGCCACATTACTTAATAATTCTTTATTAAATTTTCTCATTCCTAACATTAGTGGTCTTTGAAAAAAACTTGTACTTTTTATACCATCTCTATATATACTTCTTGCTATAAGATACCCCATACTCTTATGGCTCATAAATTTGCCTGTTTCTTTATTTTTCCATTGAAACCCTTTCCTTTTTACCCATTTAGCCATAATACCTGACATACCGCCTTCAGCTTTACCTACAGGAGATGATCCTGTACCAAACTGAAAAGGACTTGCTATTGTTCTATTATCCCACGTTTTATATTCTTGTATTTTTTTCTTTCCACTTACCCCTTTATCTACAAATGCACCATAATCTAACATATAGAAATTAACACTAAATCCTTTATTTGTTTTTTTAACTACAAAACGAATAGAATCATATAAATCTTTAGTTGTATTTTTTTTAGACTTTGATAAATTGCTCTTTGCCTGTTGGACAATATATTTACCAAAACTCTCTAAATACCTTTCTATATTAGATGTTGCCATTATACCAATCCTACAAATATTTCTACTTGTACATCTGTTGTAGCTGCTGGTCTTACTTGAATACTTGTTACATCTTCTAGTGTTCCAAATGCTGGTGATGTATCTGTTTCACCAATAGCACCTTCTTCTGCTTGAAATAATACATGAGATGCACCTGCTCTAACAGTAACCTGGTAATTAGTATTAGTAGTTATTAATGCTACTTTCATATCTTGGTCTGCACTTAAGTTAGTTACTCTAACATATTTAGTATTTTCAACATCTAATGCTCCTGCTGATGCGTGAGGTGTTGCAGCAAATGTTGCGATAGTTGTAGTTTGACTATGCGTACAAGTTAATATACGTTCAAATACATCTACTATACCTGTTGTTGTTATTACATTTGTAGAACCTCTTGTACTTCCGTTTAAAGTAACCGATTCTGTGATTGTTGTTGTTAAATCTGCCATTTATTTTTGTTTTATTAATTCTAATATTTTGTTTAATTTATCTTTTACTTCTTGCATATTATCTGCATTTTTTTCGTGATGTTTTTCGAATGTTTTTTTAACCTCTCTAATACTAAAGAAAAAGAATTGATATAAAGCATAAAAAGAACCTACTAACAATACTAGCGTTATTCCATAACTTTCTATTAATTCAAATAATTCTGTCATAATTTAATAGTAATTTTAAAAAATCCTATTTCTATTCTATATTTACCTATCTTAAATTTCATTATTCTCCTATATATGTATCTGTCATTGGTATAGTACAAGATTGGAAACTATTTTCTACTGTTAATCCTATATTAAATACCCATCCTGTTACTGATTGATCAAACCTTTCTTTAAATGGTTCTAAAGTAAAATTACCTTCTGCAAAATATACAGGTGCATCAATATCTAATGCTAACTGACTTTGCCATTTTGAATTACTTAGTATTGCAATAATATCTATACATACTTGTAGTACATCACTATATACCTCTTGTTCATTTGCATTATCATCTTCTACTAAGTCCATTATAAATACTTGAAAATTGTATATTAATTCTGTTCTTGTTGTTGTTACATTTACAGGATTTAAGTGCATTAATGGATATAGAGTATTCTTTTCTAGGTCTATATCATATATATCTCCTACTGTTGTAGTTTTAATCATTAAATGATTTTCACCTAGATTCTTTAAAGTATCTATTACGTTATTATATGTTTTATTATTAATTGCCATTTATATTAACTCTTTTTAATGATTCTAAATCTGTTTCATAACTTAACCAAGTAAATGCTTCTAGTGCATTTAATCTTGTTATTGTTTCTAATTTACTAATATCTCCTCCACACAATCTATACATCAATCCAAAGTAACCCCATTTTTCTGCAAAATCTTGATCTCCAATTCCTTCTTTATCTCCTCTGTCTGTGCCATTAAATATGATGGCAAAATCTTCAACAATTCTTTTCCTAAACTCCAAAAAAAAACCAGCGAGGATTGTACTTGTGCAGCTTTCATACTCTTAAATTCTTCTGCTCTTATAGTTATATTCCCATCATATGCTGGTATAGTATATGCTTTATTTTTCTTTTCCAATACAGGTCTATAAAGAACTGACATTATTTCTGGCATATTTTTTTCTATTCCATCTTTTATAAATGTTTCTATATCTGCCCATTCTCCTAATGTAATATCTTCCAAATTAGGGTGCATACCATATTCAACACCATTTACTTTTATTATCTTTTTAAAAGTGCCATCTGCCTTTTTTTGCATTTCTGCAACCTTACCCATTATAACTGCAATATCTTTTATAGCCAATTCTTTAACAAGTTTTTTAGGCATATCAGATAATAATCTAATAGATTTTATTGCTTCCTCACTTTTACTTCCTTTTTGGTAGTCCATTAATTTAATCCAACTATCTAAAGTAACGTCATCCCAACTTTTAATCAAATTAAAAGATTTTACCTTACCTTCTTTTTTAACATTGATTTTCATAATATATAATAGAAAAAGTTCATATTTAGTTTACTGTACAAAATACCTACCATAATTACTGTCTATTTCATAATAGCATCTCATAGCTAAAGCATCTGCATAATCTGGTGAACGACCTATAATTGCTTTAATAGTATCTTTAGAGAGTATTTGTAATTTATTATCTTTATCAGCATCTTTAGTTCTTACTTGCTCCAATTCTTCTATAATATCGTTCTTAGTATTTATGTTGTTACAAGTAATACCTAATTGACTTTTATTTATTAAGTCAGCTAGTTTATAATAGCATTGTGTTTTAAGGTTTTGATAGTTTTCGTTTTTTAATGCCCTTGCATTATTAACAAATCCTTGACATCTTAGATAATCTTTTACACCTCCACCTACACCATCTTCATCCACTATTATATTTCTTAATGCTACTTGATTCTCTTGTTGTAACTTCTTAATTTCCTCTACAATATCATTTATAGCCGATTTAAGCATAGTTTTAATATATTTAAGGTGTAACCCTTCCCACAACATAATAACCGTTCTATCGCTTCCAAAACGTGCTACATCACAAGTTATGTATTTATCACCATTAGTTCCTTTAGATTCAAATAAACTAAGTATAGAATTATAATCTATTAAACTATCTTGTGTTGCATCATATTCCCAATTACCAAATAATAGACGTTGCTTAGTAAGTTCATCTAATTCAAATAACTGTTTTTCATAATGCTTAGATATATATTCATTATCTGTAACTAAACTTTGTATAAACTGTTTATGTGCTTTTAGTTTGTTTTCTTGTGCTAGTCTATAATATGATGTATATACCCAATTCTTAGCAGGGTTACAAGTCATTAGTAATTTAGGTATTAAATTATTTTCATCTAACTTATATCTTAATCTTGATGCTACTACGTTCTTAGCTTTTTCTGTTATTTGATTTGCTTCATCTATAAATGCTCCTGTTATTTCTAAACTACCTAAACTATCAAAGTTTCTATCACTTGGATATAAGAATAAATCTTTTAGTATTATTTCACTACCATTATAAAATGTTATTACATTACTAGATCCATTAAAGTTATAATGTTCATTTGCTTTTACATTCCACGTTGAACATACTTCAAAAAATGTATTTAGTGTTGTTTTCTTTAGTGCATCTAATTTAGATCTACCCATTAGATACCTGGTTTTAGGATATTGTAAGCACATCAATATTAAATAGCTTACACCTACCCATGATTTACCACCACCTGCTGCTCCTCCAAATAATACTTCTTTTGTCTTGTTATCAAATAGGTATTTTAGACACTCCTTTTGTGTCTTGGTAAATTCTGCATTAATCTCCAAGATTGATGTTTATTTTAATTGGTTCATTACCACTTGTAATATCAATATCTTGTTTTTCTGCATACCCTCTTTTACGTCCTCTAGTTCTTAAAAAGAATGTAGTAGCTTGTGTACTTCCTTTTTCTATTTGTTTCTTTAAATGTGATTCTGCAAAATCTATAAACTTGTTTTCTATACTATCTACTGCTTTACGATAATCTTCATCTTCTTTATACCACTTGTAATGTTGTGTTCTACTTAACTCTGCTTTATCACAAGCTTCTGTAACTATACCTAATGATACTTCTAGTGCTTCTATTAGTTTTTGTTTATTGACTTGTGTGCGTTTTTGTTCGTTATCCATATTATATAATAGAAATTATTTATATTCATTTGGTAGCATTAGTCTAATACCTAATTCACTTAATGCCCATATGCGTATATGTTCTGCATATATCTCGAATGCTTTAGTATTCATTCTAGCGGTACTGTTTATGACTTGTAATCCTATTTGTTTATCGTTTATTTCTATGCTTTGCCATTCACTTGCAAATTTAACTTTTAGTGTATCGTGCATTTCATCATTAAAATATCCTAGTTCTTCTGCTAATACTTGTACTATACATTTCCAATAATAATTGTTTTGCATCATTGACCTATTGTTTTTTTGTTTCTTAACATCTACTACATAATCATTACCTAATTCCTTTAAATAGTTTATCAGGCTTTGCTTATCTTTATTATCCTTTATTACAAATTTCATTATAGACTTCTTACTCTTTGTGCGTTTTCAAATCTTTTTTTCAATTCGTCATCTAGTGCTTTTCTAATAGTACCCTCATCAACATCAAACTTTTCCTCTATAACTTTATATGCGTTATGATGTGGATTAGCAAAATAATATTCTACTATCTTTTTTCTTAATAAAGCTTTATGCTTTTTTGATCTTCTTTTTCTATGCATTATTTAAATGGTTCGTTTATACCTCGTTCTCCTGTTAGTTTTTCTTTAGCACCATCCCAAAGTTTATCCCCTTTATTACTTAGTGTTGGTTCTGTTCTTATTAAGTTAGGCATACCTTCTGCTGGTTCACTATCCATATACTTACCACATCCACATATTGCTTCTTTAGCAACCCAATTCCCATCTCTATATACAATAGTTGCTTTAGTTATTTCCTTTTCTTCTTTACCACATTCGCATTTATATAGTGTCATTGTGTATTCTTTCTAATTCAAATTGTAAATGATGTATTGCTTTTTCTATACATTCTTTAGGTGTATTATGTTTGTTTTCTGCTCTTAGTAAATATGTAACTGCATTTCCTATATTATAATTCAAACTATAATCTTCTATGAT